CTGCTGACCAAGTTCTCGGCCAGCAGCGCGGAGGAAGTGATCAAGCGTATCCTGCTGGCGGGCGAAATGTCCGCTCTCGGCGACGTCGTGCTTGATCTGTCCGGCTTCAATACGGAGCTGGAAGACGTAAAAAACTGATTCGATCCGGGGCGCTCGCAGGGATGCTTCACTCCCTGTGGGTTCGCCACCACCTGCGCCCCGGAGAGTTCTGGCGTTTGCCTCGCGGCGAACAGCTGTTTCTCATGGCCAGCATGGAGCTGGAATGGGATGCGGAGAAAGCGATGGCGAAGAGAGGGGGGTGAGGGATGGTAAGTAGGGAAAATGAAAAAGAAAATAAACTTCGTCATAACCCCGGACAAAAGCCATCTGCATTTAACAATTATTTAGAATTAGACCTCAGGTGGGGAAATGCAATTAGGAGTATGCAGCTTAATCCAAATAATAGGCTGGACATTCCTTCGCCGGTAATAGGTAACAGTACTAATCCGGCATCAAAAATTATTAGTCCCGGGTTGCCATTAAATGATATTATGACACCTTATCCTTGGTCAGATAAACCGCTTAAATTATGGAACAATCCTATACCGAACGATACAAAGAAAGCTCTGGAGTCGGATGTTTTTAGTAGCAAGTTAAAAAAATATAATGATTTCACTAGTGAAACCCTTAATTCAATTGATAATGCAATTTCAGGAGCAGATGCAATTGATGATATTCGGAATTACTATATATCGCCACTAGATGTTTCATCAAGATTTGCATGGATGCACAGTAACAACGCTAATAAGACATTTAAGTTGTTTAAGCAACTTGGAAATGTGACTTCAATACTAGGACATGCATCAAATTTAGTAAATATATTGAACATGAAGCCCGGAAAAGAACAAGACAAAGAAATTAGATCTACACTCGGCAGTATGGTAGGACAATCTTTGACAAATCGGTACCTTCCACGAATCGGACTTGCAATTGGGAACATTCCTGGTCTAATTGCAGCAGGTTTAATTGCTCCCCTAGTTGGCGATAAAGGGGGAAGTTGGGTAGGGGAGAATATAACACGGATTCCTGGTTCTCAATGGGTATGGGACAAATGGCTAGGTTTCAGAGGAGAGATTGTCACTGGCGCAAAGAATCTTTGGGAGGATGCAGGAGACACTTGGGATGGGTTTGTTGGTAATGCAAAGCAATTACCGCAATTTATTCATGAAGCACCTTATAGATTCATTGAAGAAATAAACCCTTATACAAGGAATGTCATACCTCAATTCAGACTAAACTCCTACCCTAGTGACAACCCATCTGTTAACCATACGACTCCAATGGTTGTATCTAGTCAGTCAGAACCCCCAACATATAATGTGAACCTAACGCCCGGAGCCATACAATTGACCTTTCAAAACACTGAGCCAAACTACGAAGAACTTTCGAGTATTGTAGGGGCTCGAATTGCTTCAGCAATGCAACAGGCCTTAGTCAATAAACCTTTGTAATAAATAAGCAAATAGGAGGGAACTCCGAATGCAATTCACGATCAGAGACGTCTCAGACGGCGACTTCATCTTTCCGGTCAATCCTGAAGAAGTCACGATAAGAAGAGTCAGGCACTACGAGACGACGAATATTTTGTCTTTGGGCGAAATCGATTTTTCTCAGGGAGAGCGTGTCAAAGAGATTTCGTTCTCGTCTTTTTTTCCGAAAGAGTTCGATGATAGCTTCTGTAAGGGAAAGCTCGAAGATTTTGTCCCGCCTCAGGTAGCGATGAACCGATTAACGGCTCTGCTCAATAAGAAACGTCCGGTTCGTCTTATCATCTCTGGTACGATTATCAATACTCCCGTTTATTTATCGTCTCACAATACGACTATTAAGGGAGGCGAAGTAGGCGATATCTATTTCGAAGTAACCTTTCGGACCTGGCGAGATGTCAAGGTGAAGGCAGCCGCATCGAACAAAGGCGCGTCGCGGTTGGACACGAAGCCTGTTCCGAAGGTCTATACGGTGAGGTCCGGGGATACGCTTACGGCAATCGCAAAAAGAGAGCTCGGCAATAGCTCGAAGTGGCAGGATATCTATAATGGCAACAAAAAAACGATCGGTCCAAATCCGCATCTGATCAAGCCGGGGCAAAAGCTGGTGATGCCATGAGCTATGAAGTCGTTTATGCCAATCAATACGATTTGAGCGATCTGGTAGAAGAAATCTCAATGGAAGATTCCCTTAATGAGATAGCCTATTGCTTGAATGTGAAGATCGTGGAGGGGCCGAAGTTGCCGGTTCTAGTTCCTGGACAATCGATTCAAGTGAAGGGTATTCCGTATGGGAAATCCCGAAAAGAAACCTTGGTCGATTCAGGAGTCGTTTGGGATTGCCGGAGCACGAACACCGGTCGCAAACATTTTGAAGTCACCGCGTACGATAAAACCATTTACTTGGCCAAATCCGAAGACGAGAGGCTAATGCCCGGAAATCAAACGGCTTCGGAGAGGCTTAAAATATATGCCAAGCCCTGGGGTATTCCCGTTGGAAATCTGGTTGACACGAAAAAAAAACTATCCAGAAACATCAAACGTTCACAAACTATCATGTCAATGATCATGGGGGACCTTAAGGAAACGGTCGACAAGGGCGGGGCAATGTATCGTGCTCGAATGACGACTCGGGGACTTGAATTGTTTGAGATAGGCGGGAACCCAACCGTATGGGAACTTGATGCACTGTATGAGGTTACTCAAAGTCGCACGCTAGAGGGTACCGTGACTCAAGCTAAAGTGCTAGGGCAGCAAGATAGCGATTCAGCTGTATCCAAGACTTTGGCGATCATGAGCAAGGACACGGATAAATACGGTACCCTCCAAAAAATCATTGTGGATAGCAATATCGAAACGCTGGAGCAAGCAAAAGAAGTTGCGTCCAAGGCGCTCATGGGAGTGCAAGAAACCATTTCGGTTACCGCAAAAGATATCAACTCGATTCGAGCTGGAGATAAGGTGCTTTTGAATAAGCAAGAGCTCATCGTGACCAGGGTACGGCATCAATTAGGCGATCCTGGGCGCATGGAACTCGAGCTTGCGACGAAAAGCAAAGTCAGGAGGGATTATCTTGGCTGATCCGTTCAAAAGCCTGGTCGCGACGTTGGAAAACCGTTTTTCCGGCATTGCGGCCAAAACGTTATCCGGGGTTCCCTCGGAGTTGGGGACGATTACGGGATCGGGTCTAAAGCTCGATTCCTTCAAATACGAACTGTCGGATTATCTCGTCGCCGAATGGGTGGCGGAAATCGAAATCCCGCCGTTTAGCCTGGTGGGCACGATGACTGCTCCGGTCGATGAAGAGGGCAATCCGCAAGGAGCCGGTGTCCCGTCGCCGTTGACGCGTTTCGATTTCGCGGAATCGAAGATCGAGAAGGCGCGACTGAATTGGGCGGCCGGTATTCAACCGGGAGATCGCGTGCTGGCGGTCCCGGTCAACGGCGGCAAAGACGCGGTCGTCGTCTGTAAGGTGGTGAGCGCGGGTGGCTAATTTGTTTCCGACCGCGGAGGCGGTCGTGGGAGATCCGACGGGAAGCGCGGAGCAGATCGTCTTCGGAAGAAGCTGGCGCTTCGATTTCGGGACGGGGGAATTCGTGACTACGCCGACGGGGAAAGTCGCGGAGAGCGAGGGCAAGGAAGCGTGGGTCGAATGGTGCCAGAAAGCGCTGATGACCGAACGCTATCGCCACCTCGTATATTCGAGGAACTATGGTCAGGAGTTCGAAGACTTGATTCGTTCCGGCCTTCCCCGTTCCGCTATCGAGATGGAAATCGAAAGGATCGCGACCGAGACGCTGATGACGGACCCAAGAACCGCCGGCGTCGACGGCTTCGCTTACGAGTGGGCGGGAGAAAGCTGCTTTTTTAGCTGCGTCGTCACGAACGTTCACGAAGAAACGGCCGAAATCGAAGGAAGGGCGGTGAGCGCATAATGGTAATTTCATTGCCGGATTATTTGCAGGATCAGACGGAGGAAGCGATATTGACCCGCATGCTGGGCCGGCTTCCCGACGATCTGGATAAATCGGAAGGATCCTATATTTGGGATGCTTTGTCCCCAGCGGCTTATCAATTGTACCGGGCGTCCGAGTGGGCGCGGGAAGTGTTGGGGAGAGGGTTCGCGCAGACGACATTCGGCCCCTATCTAAGGCTCCGTTGCGAAGAACACGGCGTGTTTCCAAGACCGGCCGCGGCAGCGACGGGAGTCGTTCGGATGATGGGAACCGCGGGGACTCTAGTTCCGCTGGGTACGCTAGTTGCTACGGCCGCCGACGAAGCGATGGCGTCTCCGTCCATCGAATACGAGACGACCGAAGAGGCGGTGCTGAACTCGCAAGGGATTGCAATCATCCCGATCAAAGCGGTGACGTCTGGTTCCATCGGAAATGTTCCCTCGGGCGCGGTCGTGTTGCTGGTTCAACAGCTTCCGGGCGTGACCGGCCTTTCGAATCCCGAGGCGATCACGGGCGGCGCGGATGAAGAATCCGACGAGTCATTGCTGGCGAGATACCTCTTGAAGGTTCGTCAGCCGGGCACGAGCGGCAACAAAGCGGACTACCAGCAATGGGCGTTGGAAACGCCCGGCGTCAGCCGCGTGCAAGTCGAGCCGCTCTGGAACGGACCGGGAACGGTAAGGCTGTTCGTCTTGGACGAGCAGAAGAGGTCGCCTAACCCGACGATCGTATCGGCCGTGCAAGAGGCTATCGCTCCTATCGACGGACTAGGAGAAGGCAAGGCTCCGATCGGTTCGACCGTGACGGTGGAAGCGGCTGTCGAGGTTCCTCTGAACATCTCGGCCAAGCTCTCGTTGGCAAGCGGTTCGACTTTGGAGCAGGCGCGCAGCGATTTCGAAGCGGGATTGAAGGACTATCTGGAAGAGTTGGCGTTCGTCGATCCGCTTGTACGCTATAACCGGATCGCGGCTATTTTGCTCGATATTCCTCGGATCGTCGATTTCGAACATTTTACGGTCAACGGCGGAGAGGATAACATCGACCTGTCGCTCGGCCAAGTCGCGGTGATCGGGACGGTGAGCTTCCTTGAGTAACGTATCTATGACGAGCGGGCGGGGAAAAGAGATGCTCTCTTTTCTCCCCGATTATTACGCGACTTCTCGGGTGATGGGCGGGGTGTTGGATGCTCAAGGCTGCGAGCTGGATCGGCTTGGGACTGCGCTGGATACGACCTTGGAGCAATATTTCGTGTCGACGGCGACTTGGGGGTTGGAACGGTGGGAGCGGGAGCTCGGCATCACCGTCGATGAGACGAAACCGGCCACCCAGCGCCGCAGCGTGATTATGTCGAAGATGCGCGGTATCGGAACCGTCACGGTCAAGCTGATTCAGAGCGTCGCGGAAGCTTACGACGGCGGTTCGGTCAGGGTAACCCTGGATCCGGCCGCTTACACTTTTACGATCAAGTTCGTGGACACCCGGGGCATCCCTCCCAATCTGGACGATCTTAAAGCCGTCATCGAAGAAATCAAACCGGCGCACCTCGCCGTCGAGTATGCCTTCACCTATACCCAGTGGAGCGAGCTGAAGCAGTCGACTTGGGGCAATCTCAAAAGCTTCACCTGGGGTGAAGTCATGACAAGGAGCTGGAGCTAATGGCGGAGACGACTCCGAATATCGGGTTGAAGAAACCGTTGGGAAGCGAGTTTGTCGATATCGCCGATCTGAATTCGAACATGGATCGGATCGATAAGGCGATTGGGGTGATCGATGATCAGCTTTCTAAGAAGCCAAACCAGCAGATTTCGTTGACCAGCGGTATGCAGGTGATTCAGGGGGGCGACGTGCCCGCCATTCTGCGTCCGTCTATTAAGGGGCGGACGCTTGTGAACCTTCTTGGGCGGGTGGGTAATTGCGGAACCACTAACGATTGGACACTCTACGAAGTTAGTAACTCCAAGAGCCTAGACACAACTTATTTTAATTATGGGATATCCGGTTTACGCCTTACTATTGCAAACAGCATGTATTCGATTGGGGCGGCTTATACAAACGTCAACGTAGAGAGCGGGAAGCATTATATTGCCATTTCGGAAATTAGAAACAATGATATTTCTGGAGGGGTAAGAGTACGGATCTACGGCACTACTTCGTTGCAGGATAGGCTGGGAATTACAATTGGTGTAGGAACTAGTTTTCAGGTAAGCTATAGGACTTACTCTGCAACTGTAGCTGAAAGAGTTCAGATTTATGGAGTATTCGGCCAAAATGTTGCGTCAGCAAACGGGCAATTCGCAACATTTGACGGTGTTCGTTTTTACGAAATCACAGCAGCCGAAAAGTCTTATATCGACGGCCTTACTATTGTTGAGGCTCAAACGTATATTGCCGCCAATTATCCCTACGTTGATGACATGAAGCATGTTAATGCGGTTTACATCGAAAATAAGGGGAAGAATCTTCTTCCTCCGTTTTCGGAATGGAGCTTGCAAGATAACGGTGAATCTACAACTGTCGAAGCATACAAAATGGTTACAACTGCGACAGCTAATCAACGTTATCGTTGGTACGAACTGGAGATTGTACCGAATCAAGTATACACATTCTCTGTTACACATAACGGTAAAATTACGGCTGTTACGTATGATCATTTTCGAACTGTACTAACAAATCAAGGCTATCAGTCTAATCAGTTCATGACTGTGACAACAGAATCTAATGCCAAATATATGAGAGTTTTTTGCTCCAACGATACGTTGGGTGCGGGAACTTACACATTTTTAAACCCAGTGCTTAGTATTGGATCCGAAGCTCTTACTTTCGAACCGCAGAAGCATTCCCACCTTTATCTTCCTGATTGCAACTTACGCTCGAACACAGATGGTAGCGTATCAGATCGTCTGCATATGGATGGACAAGGTAAACCTAGAGTGACAAGGCGGTTTCGGGAGATCGTATTGGATGGGACGTTGATGTGGACTGTTGTTGGCGACTTTTCTGGATTTAAGTCTGTAAGTGTTTCGAACCTACCTCAGGCGACTGCCAAGGTTACAGGCATTAAATATGATGGTAAAGTTCTAACTCACGATAAAACTGGAACGGAAGCGGATAGTTGGGGATTTAGTAATGTGACTACCGCAACAGTTGTTTTATCCATCTCCGACACAGATAGCGGCTGGGGAGAATCCTATACACCTACTACTGAAGAGATCCAGGCGTTCTTTTACGGCTGGCGTATGCAGGATGGTATCGGAGCGCCTTATGCCGGTACAGGGCAAAAATCTTGGAGATTTTATAACGTTTCGGGAAATATTGATCCTGCTAATGCCGTATTTTCGGTTCCAAAAACAATGGCAGGGAGCGGCTACTCCCCCTACCGCCTAATGTATCAACTCGCTCAAAGCATGGACGAGCCAGTCTCCTATGAGGGCTGCTTGATGCTACATGTGGGAGATAATCAGGTTGAAGTTGGAACTGGGATTGTGGTGAGGGAGGGCTACACGCTTAGCTCACCTAATTCAGGAGATACAAGATGGCACGTTAACAGCCTAACTACTGGTTATCCACGTCTGCAAAATAAAACAGCTAAGCTTTTGACATTCTATAAAAATCATGTTCCCGAAAAGCGTTTTTTTATTTATAAGGATAACGCATTTGGACTTGAGCGAGCAGCAATTCTCAAGACAGATGCAGATTTATCAGCCTCCTATTTCGTCACCTATCTTGCGCTCGACACAACGGTGCTTGGTATAGCTCCTCAGACGATCAACGCGGAGTATGCGCCGAATATCCGGGAGTCTGTGGATTCGCTTGTATGGGAACTGATAGAGGCGCGGACGGAGATGTCCATCTTACAAAACACCAAAGTGCAAAAGCAAGTACCGCAGTGGATCGAACCAACGTTACTTAGCATGTGGGCAAGGTACGACTCGAACTATGCGACAGCCAGCTATTACAAAGATGACAATTCTATAGTAAGAGTCCGCGGACTTATCAAAGCTGGAGTTACGGCAGCTAACACGGTCCTCTTTTACCTCCCTAAAGGTTATAGGCCAAACCTAAATGTCAGCTTCGTTGGAGTGTATGGCGCTGCTTTTACTCCTATCCAAATTGTCATAACACAGGCAGGGGCCGTAATGCTTGGCGGAACGATCACTACCAATAGTTTTCTCAACATTGACGGAACATTCTTAGCTGAACAATAAGGAGGGGGAACCATATGAAAGAAGCCATTAAAGTAGATCTAGATGGCCTATTTGTTGAGCCGGTTATCGTACCTCTCTCTCAGACGGGGGTATCAGAAATTTGTGAGTTTCATCCGGCAGCAGATACTGAAGAGAGGTTTGAAGAACTCCCAACAGGATATCTCATAGCCGAGAAGGTCCCGGATGGGTTTTTCCTCCCTAGATGGGACTTTGCTCAATCTGTCTGGGTCGAGGGGCGAACACAGGCAGAAATCGATTTACTTTGGAATGCTTCCCAACAATTAGATACATCGCAGGGCAATATACGGAAAGCATGGAATCGGATTTGGAAGTAACGGAAAGACACCATAAAGACGCAAATGTTTTTCCTCAAGAACGTACCCATCCTCGTATTGGGGGGCTTACGTTGTATCGACCGTGGGAAACAGAGGTTATGTTAAAGACAAGGATTGATTGTAAGGCGAGAACCCTGGGTTTGAAGCAAAGCAACTCACGAGGTCGCTAATTTGCACATGGACAATTATCGCAGAGTGACTGGGTGAATTCACGACAAGGAGTTGAATTTATTGGCTGAGACTACACCGAATATCAAGATGAGAAAACCATTGGAAAATGATAGCGTCGACATTGCTGTAATAAACGAGAACATGGACAAAATCGATCAGGCCCTGGGGGATATGGCTTCCGTGTCAACGACGGCTAAAGACGCTGCGGGGGCAATTTCAGAGTTAATGGGAGTTATAGCTCGTGATGCAACGCTACTAACTAAAGGCTTGGTCCAACTCTCTAGTTCTTTCGACAGTGAGTCAGAGGCTTTCGCAGCCACACCAAAGGCTGTGAAAACTGCATATCACTTGGCGGAAACCGCAATTGCAAATATACAGTCAATACAGGCAGCAGTCGGTTCAAAAGCGCCAATAAACAACCCGGTGTTTACAGGTGCAGTCACACTATCTTCGGATCCAACTGCGATTTTGCATGCAGTAACTAAGCGTTATGTGGACTCCCAAGTAGCATCTGCGAAGACCTATCAGCCATAACCTCGCAAGGAATGCTTCGTCTACATTCGATGAGTCAGGCTTGTATGTGCAATAAGGAGGTTAGGGCAATGGCAACAGTTATATATCCTGTATCTTTCAATACATTAAGTCAACAAAAAGCTGGAAGAGTTATGGTTACGTTAAACGACGGGACTCGGATCATGGCTCTTCAGACGTCCAATACTTCCATATTGTTCAAAAAATCTATTGATGATGGCGCGACTTGGTCTGATCTTCATACGCTCGCCTTTGCCGGCTATAGTCTCGTTACTGTTGCTATGGATACGGATGGTACACAGGTTTTAATGTTGGTACAGGCCACTACGATGGCCCCTGGAAGATCTTATTTTTATTTTGCGACCTTAACTTCATTAGGATTTTATGCGCAAAAAGAACTTGTAAACTTCGACATAAATGATAGCCCTGGAAGTGGATCTATTGTTTGTCAAAACAGTACCATTCACGTAGCTCTTAAAGCAGTGAATACCAATAAGCCTGGATGGCGCAATGTTTTAACTTACAGCAGTGCGGATAATGGCGCTAACTGGAGCGAGAAGAACTGGGCGTCGAATATTTCTGTAAATGCTAACAATGCTGTAGCGGTAATTGCCAATAGTAGCTTAGTCGTATTGGCGAGATTCGATCAATCTAGCGGAACAGGTAATTCTATTCGATGTTTCTACAATAATGGAGGCGCATGGGCCGAATCCAGAGTTGTTACAACGTCCAGTAACACTGCAGGATTTATAGGTACTCCGAAAGTTGTCGTTAAAAGATCCGGATCGAATATCGGTCGTATTTTTTGCGTCTGTTCAATTAGAGACAGCAATGACACTTCCGACATAACGCACGTCCGTATTCTTTATTCCGACAATTACGGCGCGAGTTGGGCAGTAGCGGCTAATCTGAGAGATGCAGACAGGACAATTGATGTCCCGGAGATCACCGAATCAGGGAACGGCGATGTTTATGTCGGGGCTTGCTACTATAACGGGTTATTTGAAACATATAAGATTGTGAACGGAACCCTTTCTGTCGTAAAACAGCCTTTAACGATGGCTACCGGAACGGGGGGGACAGCAGTCGATGCGTACAGTAAGGCTTCTGTCGGTTGGGCTTATACCCCTATCTTGCCTCCGTATTACACGTATTTTGAAAAGCTTTCTCTGAATACCGCACCGAATCCGCCTACTTTTTATTCACCTGGTGGAACCGCACTAACGACGTATAACCAACGTCCGAGGATTTACTTTGTTGGAACCGATGCGGATGGAAACAACTTAGCCTACAATATCCAGGTGGCTACAGATCCCACGTTTGCTAGTGGCGTTGTGTTCGACAGAGGATCATTATCCTCCCCTAACGATTTTTATAACTCCGCCGGATGGTACCCATCCTCGTCGGGGATATGGTGGAATGCGCCTTCTAGTCTCGCGTATGGCACGTACTATGTGCGAGTAAGGGCTACCGATGCATCTACGTTCGGTAATTTTTCTGCGACGTTGACGTTGACGATAGCTAATCCAGACTGGACGAATCCTAATATCCTGGAGGCGGACAGTGGTATCCGCAAGATATGGATCGACGAGCTCCGAATAAAGATAAACACGGCTAGAACAAGTCGCGGCCTAGCTGCTTACATGTTTACGGATCCTGTGATTACAGCCGAATCCACAGCCGTTCGAGCGATTCATGTTACGCAACTTCGAACAGCTATTGTTGAGCTTTTCAATCTAATCGGCAGCTTTGCATATGCAACTACACCTACATTTACCGACCCGATTATTTCGGCGGGACTGACGCAAAGAAAAGGTAAGCACATCAAAGAGCTGAGGAGTGTCGTGGAATTGTTGTAGTATTTGTAGTTTTATTAACAAAAATTTGGAATAAAACCAACTGGGAGGTGACCCCATGTCCAGCGAAGAAGCGCGCGTGCTCTCGGAAATCCGGGAGCGCGTTGTTCGTTTGGAGACGAAGATCGATGCGATGACCGACGTCCGCGACACGGCCGAGGCTGCGAGAGACGCGGCGCTTGAGGCGCTGCAGTCTACGAAGTCGGCCCATCTGCGAATAGACGAAATTGCCGACAACCAGCGTTGGCTGTGGCGTACGCTGGTCGGGGCGATCGTGGCGGCCGTGATCGCGGCCGTGACCAATCTGCAAGGAGGTTGAATAGAATATGGACAAACTGATTTCGCTGACCGACGAAGTCGCCCTGCTAGCGCCGATCGTTGCGGCTTACGTCGGAGTGGCCAAAGAGTTCAAGGTTCCCAGCCGTTACTATCATTTGATCAGCCTGTTGATCGCCGCGGGGTTCGTGCTCGTACCCGAGACGGTCCGGCAGACGCTGACGACGATATCGATCGTCGGATTGACGGCTTCGGGAGTCTACCATTTTACGAAAAAGAGGGAGGATCCGCCGGATGCCCAAGCTCAGCAAACCGGAGTTTATCGCTATTCTGGCTCCGATGGCCGTTCAGGCTAGGAGAGAGGGCTCGCCTCTCTTTCCTTCCGTTCGGCTGGCGCAAAACCTGCTCGAAACGGGCGGGGTTATTCATCCTTGGAACAACCTGGGGGGAATTAAGGTAGGGAGCGGCACCCCGAACGCGTTCTGGAAAGGACAGTGGGTGCGCAAAGGGACGTGGGAGGTCGAGAACGGCACCCGCGTCGACACCGCGGCCAATTTCCGCGCGTACGAGAGCGTCTACCATTTCTATAAGGACCAGGATCTCCTGTTCCGGCTTCCCCGTTACGAACGCGTGAGAAAAGCGGGAACGCCGAGCGCCCAAGCGGAGGCGCTTCGGCAGTGCGGCTACGCGACCGATCCGCAATACGGGGCGAAAATCAACTCCATCATTCAGAGCTACCGGTTGACGCAATACGATAACTTAGCCGTGCAACCCCAACCCCAACCGAAGCCGAAACCGGATCCGATACCTGAACCGGCCGCTCCGGCGGAGCAGACGGGCTCCCCGATCGTCATCCTGCTGAACGGCGCTCATCTCGCGGAGGGACGAGTCGTCGATGGCCGAACGTGGGCACCTGCTAGAGTCGTAGGGGAAGCCTTGCGACTGAAAATCGGCTGGAAAGAGAAAGCTGTAACGGCGAACGGGAAACCGCTCCCGACTCTCGTCTTCGACGGAAAAGGGTATGCGCCGGTAAGGGAATTAGCGGCTATGAACGCGGCAGCGAAGGTAGCGTGGAACAAGGAAACGAACGCGGTCGATCTCGTATTGACGGAAGCCTAG